TTAACCTTTAGTTATAATCTATATTTATTTATAATTTAAGAAATTACAATGAATTGATAAAATCATCAAATAATTTAATTTTATTCTCTTCCAATCTTCTTTGATTTACAAGATGATCAATTCTTTTCTTCGTTTGCTCTGCAAGTTTTTCACGAAGGATACCTCCATCCCATACCCACTCTTTTCCTTCCATAATTCCTTGAACGAAAGCATCAGGTGCAGAAGGATCTGCGACGATATCTGCAGCAGTTGCTAGCATGAAATCTTCACCAACTTCCTTATATCCTTTGTTATTTTCTCTTAGTGATCCAATACCACGAGAAGAAACGCCAAGAGTTACGCCATCTTTGAGTAGAGATTCTGCAATCTTACCCATAGGAGTTGAAAGAATTTGTGCTTTACCGATGAAGTTATTTCCTTCGCGGTAAAGTTCTACAATTTTATGAGAAACTCTATCAAGGTTTACTGTTGGACCATCTGGGTGTCCAAGTTCACCTAAAGCACGACCCTTATTTACGTACTGTTCAGTATAACGTCCTACTTCTCTTTCCATAATAGAAAGAGGATACATGCGACCATTACGGTTCACACATTCTGCTTGAAGGAATGGACCTTTAATATAAAGTTTTTGATTTTTACCAGTTCCTTCGGTAAGAACTTCTACCTTTTCGATCTCTTCTCTGATTAGTTTCATTTTTTTATACGGTAAGTCCTACTTTTGCGCCACGAATAGAAGTATTTGTAGCATAAACACAATGGGTGTATTGTTTTTGCAGTATTTCAACTGAATTACCTGGAAGGGTCATAGAACCAATAACAGTTCCTCCCTGAGTTTCTACTACAACTACTGCATATGCTGTTGTAGAGTTGTTAACCAATCTTACTGCAGATGCTTCAGAAAAGCTTGTAGCAGTACCAGTTGTAGTTGGTAGTGCATCTTCACCACCCAATAGTAATGTTTTTTGAAGGAGATTCATCTCCTATAATCATATCCATTAGATCATCCATAAATTTAAATTTTTAAAAATTCTTTTTTATTTATTAAATTTCTCCAGCCTTTAAATCTTTATTATTAAGTTGAGTAGAATTTGCGTCAGACTCTAAATCTGGTTCCATAACTGGAGCACCTAAATCTCCAGCACCACCTGCACCTGCGATAGGTTGTCCAGTTGCGGGATCAATTTGCATTTGTGCAGGATCTGGGATTATTCCAGATTCAATTTCTTTTTTCATTATCTTATCTTGCTCTACAATTTCTTCATCAGTTTGTCTAAGAATCTTTCTTCTTAGATAATCTTGAGAGAAATATTTTCCAACATATGGTTCTGCAGTTGCAAGAAGTCCTAACCTTTCATTCATAAGTTCAGAATCTTTTAATTCTGCAAAATGATTATCGTATAAGAAATCATATTGAATATGCTGTGCCATTACTTCCCAATCTTCGGGAGTAACAATATTCTTAAGAATAAGTTGAGTTTTTAACATATCACTAAACATGTTAGAAAATCTCTTTCTTAGTCTTCCTACAAACTTAGTAAACTTAAGTTCATCTCTAAGAATTTCTGAAGATCTTCCTAAGTTAAATCCACCTTCTCCACTAATTCTTGATCCTGGTACGTTCAATGAACGATATAATTTTTCTTGGAAATAATTGATATCCGTGATTTCTCCAAGATTTTGACCGCCTGGTAGTGTAGTGATTTCAGTTCCTCTACCACCTTCACGGCGAGGTAACCAAAAATCTTCAAGCATACTCATGAATTTTTTATCATCGCGGATTTCTCCAGTAGATGCATCATAAACTAACTTATTTCTATAACGCATCATAACGTCACGTAGATATTGTTCTGCCTTTACTTTTGGTAGATTACCTACATCGATGTAAAAAATACGACGTTCAGGAGCACGAGATAAGCGATAGATAACTAGGGAGTCTTCAATCATTCGTAGTTGATTGAGAGACTTGATTGCTTTATGTAAGTATGATAAAGTTATTCCTTTATTTCTATCTACAAGACCTGATGTGCAATATGTAATTGCATCTTTTGCGATCTTGATTCCATTTTCAGATGAATTATTTTTACTAAATCCTGCAGTACCACCAATTACTTTGGGATTGTAAATGAAATATTCTTCGATCTCTGGAAAATCGTAACTTAAAGGATTATCATCTAGAGTTCTGTTTATAAATGCAGAATCATTCTTATTTTGCTTCTTCTGCCTTACATACTTAATTTTCATAGAATCGATATATCTCAATTCTTGAATTCCTTCATGAGGATTTTTCAAATCAATTACTTTATGATAGAATATCTTTCCATCAATATACCAATTTCTATAAATCTCGTGACACTTTTTGTTAAAATCTAGTAGATCTAAAATTATCTTAAACTCTTCTCTAATTCTTTTTTTAATACCATCACTGGCATTTAAATTTGATAATTCTATCTGTACAGGGACATCATCCGTATCTGAAACAATTGCTTCATTTACAATATCTTCAATAGCACTATCAACTTCTGGATGAAGTGCCATCTCACGATATCTTTTAATTAATTCAAATTCTGTCCTATATACTCCTTCAATATCTACATACGAACCAAAAAACCCGCTAGTTAAGTAATGATCGTTCCCGTCCTCATTATTTTGAGGAACGGGAGAGATCGCACTATCGGGTTTGTTATTATTATTATCGTCAATAGAAAAACCAAATAGTTTTGCCATAATTTAATTTTGTTAACTCTTTATCTTACTATTTAGTCTAATTAGACAACGTTACCTGGGCCGTCGTTGATTTCAAAGTATTGAACTTGGAATTCAACAGTGAACTCTTCAATAGTATCTGTGGTATCGTAAGATACATCAATTGCAGCAACGTTAGTTGGGAAAATATCGTAGAACTTATATGATCTAAGAATGGTGGTATCTCCAGATCCAGTAGGACTAAATCCAGGGCCTGAAGCGTTTACGTTATCTCTAACGTTATTGCCACCAGCATTTTCTCCAGTCTGACCACTTCCGCCACCAACACTATTACTTCTACCTAGTTGATAGATAGTAGCATTCTTCATATAAGTATTTGGGTTAGAAGCGCCAGTTGCGTTATCAAGTTTGCTGAGAAGATTCATCCACATTTCAAATGCATGTCTTAGTTTGAAATCTTCATCGTTGATGATTGTTACCGTCCAAGTATCAAAAGTTCTGTCTCCAGCAACTTTTAGAGTACGTCCTCTGAAAGGAATTTCAATTGCAGCAATGTTTGATGCTGGTAACTGAGCAGCCTTACACATAAATCTGAAATCTAGTTTCGCATCATTATCCCAGACTCCGTTAATTACGGATGGAAAATCTTCAATTGAAACTTCAAATAGATTAGGTCTTGCTCCACCACCAGCAAGTCTTGCTTTGAATGCTGATAGATTTTTTAATGTTGGTCTGTTGTTAGCCATTTTAAGATCCTCCTATGTTGGTTATAATAAAGTTATCAAACTCTACCAGCAACTTCTTCAAAACTTACACCCGTTCTGGTAGCGACGAATGTTAGTGTTACATAGTTAATAGACTTGGCGGGTTTCAGATAGATATCCGCTCTAAATTCATTATTATCAATTATGTCAGGAGTGTTATTGGTCTCGTCACAAACAACTAGGAATCCATAGAGACCTCTCTTTGCCTGAATCTCTCTGAGATAAGGCTCAACGATGTTGACAAAGTTTGCTCTAGTAATTTCATCGTTTAATTCAAATAGTTGTGCTTCAGCAGCTCTTTGTAGTGCTTGCTCAACAGTTAGGAACAGGCGGCGAACGTTAATTCTATCAAATGCTGATGCATATCCAAGAGCAGTCTTATCTCCGAAGAGGATAATACCAATTCCAGGTTGATTGATTACAGAGTTAATTCTTAATGGATAGAGTTGATCTCTTTGTGCCTTATTTGGATTGTAAGCAAGTTTGATTGCACTATTAATAGTACCTCTTTGCTGACCAGCAGGAGAGAACCAAGGATATGCCTCAATACTTGTTCTTACACAAAGACCTGCAACATCTGGGTTACATGGAATGTAACGGAATCTATTGTTAAATCTATCGTAAGTGTACTTATATCCACTATCAAAGATTGCATAAGATGATGAAAGTAGAGGACTAAAGAACTCAACAATATTATCTGTTTGTGTATCAGAATTTGTAATGTCTACTACGTCTGCTCTGTGAGGAGAAATAACAGCAACACAATCCTGTCTTCCATTAGCAATAGAAATTAGTTCTTGTGCCTTTGCTTGTGACTCAAACTTATTATTAAGTCCAGGTCCCATGATTAGGTAATCTACAGGAACTTCTTCTTTGTTATTGAAGATTCTGTAAGAAGTAATTAGATTTCCGAGGGTAGCAGACATTCCACCAGCAGGACTATAATCTTGTCCACCAAGTAGTGTATAAGAAACGTTACCGATTGAGGAGAAAGTTATACCCTGTGCAGGTTGATTCCAGAGACCTTGTGCGGTGGTTAGACCTACAAAGGATGATGAGAATCCAGTTTGTACAACATCTTCATTTCCAGATCCATCTGATGGATTATCGCCAACATATAGATTATCTGAATAAGTTGCAACATAATCTTTCCAGAAAATTCTTTGTGGAGAATTTACTGCAGAGATAGCATCTCTTGCCTTTGAAATACCAATGTGTCTTTCAAGAATATTTGCCTGAATTCCAGTTACTGCACCAGTATCGTCAAATACGACAATGTGCATTTCATCGCTTCTACCAGATCTATCTACAGAGAATCTAGAAGTTCCTGGTTTTGGTGCAATTGAACTCCAGAAAATAGTTGTATTTTCAAGTTCTAAAACTTGCTCATTATACCAATCTTTTGCAGAAACTGCAGAAGATCCAACAGTTACTACTCCAACAGAATTATACCAATCTTTTGCAGAAACTGCAGAAGATCCAACAGTTACTACTCCAACAGAAGCTCCTGAAGAATTAATAACATGAATTGCATTACTTGGTCTGAATGATGATGCTTGGTTTAATGCGCTGTAATCAACAGGGGTTTCGGTTCCTGCAGCAGAAACTCTTGAAGTAACTTTTACTGAGATAGTACCTGCGGTAGCATCTTTTTCAGTAATGATTCCTTTTAGGTATCCATCAAGAGCAGAAGTTGTACCTGCACCTGCTAAAACTACACCATTAAGTGAAACTGTAACACCATACCCAACGGTAGCAATACCAATGTTAGATACGGTTAGGATTTGATCTGCTCTATCATCAATTACGCAAACTTTTAGAGTGTTTGCCCAAGATCCTGGTGACTTTGCAGCAAAAACATAGTTTGCAACTTCGTCGGCATGGTTTAATTCGTAGTCGTCAAAGTTCTTAATTTTTAGAGTTGCATCACCAACAATTGATGTTTGACCATCAGTGTCTAGTTTTGCGTTAGCGGTTTTTAGGTTGTCTCCATCTGTTCTAACAACCTTTAAAACTCCTCCGTAACTTAGGAAAGAGGAGCAGCTCATCCAGTACTCGTATTGCCCATCGGTTGAAATTGGCTTACCAAAGACATTGATAAGTTCTTGCTCAGTAGTGATGTCAATTGGTTCCTCAATCGGGCCGATGGCAAAAGGACCCGCAAATCCTCCGATATTATCTAAAACATTATCAGCTCTTCCTACTGTTAAATCAACCTCTCTGACGAGTACGCCTGGAGATAATTGAGGAGTCGCCATGTTTTTCTCCTGTTTTACTCAGTTTAACTAAAAAATATTTATTAAAAAGTATATTTTCAAGTGCTGAAACAGTGCATGAACAATTTACCAGTCAGGATATTCCCATCTATTAAAAATTTTAGTAGTTATTCTACTTATAGTTACCCGCTTTATAGTGCATTCTTTACATTCATATGAGTATGACGAAGAATTATATTTATTTTTTCTTGTTCTATAAAACCCATCAATTAAATTTTTAGTTTCTCCACAAGATTTACATGTTCTTTCTGTAAGGTATAAATGTTCTATTTGAAATTGATCATCTAAATCCATTATCTATACTCCCACATATACGCCATATCTCCATACTCATCAGTAAACCATCTATCTCCAGTATTATCTACAAATGATCCCTCATCATTTAATCCATCAACAACAAATCCGAATGGTGACATATCTTGTTCAATCTGATTCTTTTGCTCTTCATACAAACGCTTTCTTATGTCCTGATCGGTTAGTTCTTTAAAGTAATCTTGTGCAACTAACCAAGCATAGATTACAAGGCACATAGCAAGGTCATCATTACATCCTTCTTCTGCTTCAAATGAATTATTCTTTTGGATGAATGTAGTAAGTTCTGCAATTATCTCATAATCATTAAATATAAGTTTATCTTCCTCAATCATGGTCTTTAGATTGAGTGACCCAACTTTTTTAACAGTCTTGGACATCTTAACTCCAAGTTGGGTTTTCTTTCCAGAAAAACCTTGTCCAACAATCTGTCCTGCTCTGCCACGCATAGAACACATGAGCACATTCTGATACTCTAAATCATAATGAAGCAATGATGCTACCTGATCTCCAATATCATTAACTTCACAAAGAATATATGCTCCATTATAATTCTTTGCTACCTCATAAATGATGTTTGGAAACAACATCGGTTTGATTTCATTGTTTCTATATTTTGCAACTATCCTATGAGGGAATTGAGTAATATCTATTACAACAAATGCTGAGTAATCTTCACTAACTCCTCTTGCTACGTCAACGGTAATAACATAGTCATGGTTATTTTTTGATTCTTCATACACATCCAATCCAGCATTTCTTTTGATTGGATTGTCATAAACTAATGTTCTTAGTTTACTTGGATTGATAAGAGTATCAACTGATCCTAAGAATTCGCATTCAAACTCAACTTTAAACTGTTGTTCTGAAGTGTTTGCAATAGTAGATGCTTTCCACTTCTCATCTCTACCAGGAACTTCAGACCAATGAACATCTGTTGGTACATATTCATTTTTACCTTTCTCTGCATCATGCCACATTCGGTAGAAGTGGTTCATACCGTGATCTGCGATATGGTTTGGAACGAAAGCGAACTCATCGAGAAAGAGGATATTGAATGACATGCCTCGGACAGCACTTGCAGACGTAGAAGCAGCCAGAATCTTTGATCCATTTTCCAACTCCAAAGAACCTTTGTTCCAAGATATGATACCCTGTTGCATCCATTTGGGTAGATTTTCATAAGCAGTCTGTAACCTACTTAAAAGTTCTCTAGCAGTCGCTGCTTTGTTAGCAAGAATACCAATATTGACGCTATCGTTAAACACTGCATAATGTAAAAGGTAAGAAACTACAGTGGTAGACTTACCTGTCTGTCTAGGCATCTTACAAATATTAAAACGATTCGCATGGAATCTTTCAATTAATCTTTCCTGAAAATGATAAGGATGGAATTGAGTTAATCCCTCATCAAGAGAAACGATCTTAATATAATTGTTTGCGAAATATACAGGATCGTTCTTACATTTAATAAACTCCTCAATTTGCTCTTGTGTGAACTCTATGGGAGTGTTTGCTTTTTTTAAATTAGGATTACCAAGATATACACTATCAGTCATCTATTCTTTTTAATTCCTTTTCAAGACCTTCCATACTATGTAGTCTCTTAGACCATCCATTACCGTCTGTAGTCCCTTTTAAGGGATTGATACAAGTATCGTCTCCAAACTTATCACAAACTAAACTAGCAAGTTCTGATTCATTACCTTGCTTTTGTGTGCCTGCCCAGTAGTGCTGATTGTTTATCCAAGTAGCACCACATTTTGGGCAAATTTTAGAGTCCATTAGAATTACCTTTAGGATTTAATATGTATACTTTACAGTATAATATTAATACTAAAGTGGTATTATTTTTGTTGTAATCCGAACAAAAAGTTTATATTAAGTAATAAAAATTACCTTTGTTCAATCCAGTTCAATACTGCAAGTGCTTTTTTGTTGGTGTTTGGAGATGCACAAGCAAGTGTATAAGTATCACTGATTGTTCCAATACCAGACCTTCCAAGTTGTAAATCTGCAAATCTATCAATTTCAGTTAGAGAAGAACCACCTTCAACAGTAAATCCGGAAAGAATATCTCTACCATTAGAATATGCAGTTGCGGAAATATCATACTGAACAAATGAATCTGGATTTCCGTGATTTGTCCATACTGGATTGGTTAATGTTGCATTCTCCAAAAGTTTCCAATAGACATTTGTATTATCATTCGTTACTGCTTGCAAAGACCTTAAAAGCATTACTGCTTGAAGTGCAGTTGGTTTAAGACGCAAACTTATAATAGGATAAAATGTATCTGCTACTGCCATAGTAGTTCCCGTGATGGGATTGGATTGACTTAAAAGTGCTCCAAGTTTTTCTGGTTCTCCTTCTTGAATAAGTGAATTAGAACCCTGATAAACATAATGAGTTCCTGCAACACCAGTTATATTCTCAATCTCAAGACGAATCGGAAGGAATGGTGTAGAGCACCAAACTCTATCCTGAGTGTTTGAGTTATAAAAGGTATGACTTTTAATCGTTTCACCTTCCATTAACCAAGAAAACTCTACCGTTCCTGCACCATACCACTCATAATTAATGGAAATCATTTGTTGTTTTGTTGGGTTTGCAGTTACACCAGTCCAACCATTACCATCAAACTTTTCACCATTCCATTCATCTCTACCAACTCTTCTCTCTGTTGTAATGCCAGATGTGGAAGTCCGAATCACATAAGAATATGTTCCACCATTGTCCTCAAAATAAGCACCATTACTATCATCAAATAATCCAAATCTTCTGCGAATACCTACCTGTGGATTATCAAGACGGATTGCAAATGCGAGTGTTGCAGATCTACCGGGAATGTATCTCATTACATTCTTAGTTTGTCTGATGACTTTGCTTCCCACAGTAGAACCCACTTGCATAACCACATTACTGGCATATTGGTTCCAAGTTGCGGTTCCCACACCAACGATTCTCTCATCCCAAACGTCAGTTTCTTTACCATACTGGAAGGTATTGAAGAAAACTGTTTGATAAGGAGCAACTTTTAGACGATTGTTATTAGTAAATTGTGGTCTCCAGTCTGTCTGGTTTCCCCAGTGATCTGCAATATTAAAAACTTCAAATAAAGATCTTTCTTGATTCAGAAAGTCTTGTGTAGTCTTATTCCACTGAGCCATGAATTAATCTATCCATTCTAATTTTGATGGGTGATATCTTTGTGCGTTTTTAATATTGAAATTCTTTTCCTCAGCAGGATAGATTTGATGAACAATTGCTCCAGGATATTGTCTTTGAAGTTCTTCACCAAGTTTTTGTTTAGATGGTAACCCAGATTTAGTTACTAGTTCTAATCTATACAGACTGCCTTGCCACATTACATCAGCAACATAACTTTCACCAACCTGTTGAGGTTGTTCTGGTTGAGAATTGATGTAGAGATTTCCGTTAAAATCTCCTGAGATATTTACTGATTCTGATAAAAACTTTTTAAAACTTTTCATTAGCATTTCCACTTTCTAAGAGCTAAGGCTTTGCGAGTGGGACGACCCTTCTCGTCTTTCATTGGTCCTTTCATACCGCCCATACGGGCACAGAAAGATCTCTTGCGAGGACCACCTTCAGGTTGAGGTGCTTTCAAATCGCTTCCAGGATTCTCACGCTCATAGGACTTGCGCCCCTTTTCATTGAGACCACCTTCTTTATTTTGTCCTTCTTTGCGAGTCCAGGCAGCGCCTTCTATCTGAAGGAATGGTTGACCAGGTTCTCTTTCAACTTTTTGAAAATAAGTTACTCTAGATTCTGGATAAATCTTTTGAATTTCCTGCTCAACTTCTTTCTTAT